GCCGTGGCCGACGCCTGGCAGGCGCAACAGGTGGCCAACCTGCAGCCCATGCCCGTGCCAGCACCACCGTCCCTGGACGTGCCGACCTCGAGCGACAGCCTCACCCAACCGATGCAGGCGGCACCGCAACCTGCCCCTTTAGTCGGCACCGTTCCAGAGGGCACGCCCAGTACTGACGCGTCCCAGCCCCCGCCGGTAGCGATCTCCGCCCCACCGCCCGCGCAGGCGGACACTAATAGGACATTTATTCCGTCTGGTGGGCCGCCGACCGCGCCGCTGGTGTTTCCCGGTGCGCCGCCACCGACCCAGCAACCGCTCGCACCGGCGCCACCGTCGACACCCGACGAGACGATCAGCAATCCGTTCGGCGAGGCGTTCCGCCAACTCCAGGGCATCACCCAGCCCCAGGCCCCCGCACCACCACCGCCGACACCGACGTGGTCGGCGCCCACGGGCAGCGACACGCTGACGAATCCCATCCAGACGCAAGCCAACCAGGCCAGTGGCGGCGATCTGGAAAGCCTCGTGCGCGACAGCGCCGCGCGCTACGGCATCGACCCCGACACGGCCGTACGCGTGGCCATGTCCGAAGGCGGCCTGTCCGAAGGCGCCCGCCCTGGCGACTCGGGCTCGAGCTTCGGGCCATTCCAGTTGCACTACGGCGACGTCGCCAGCGGTGGCAATGCCGTGAGTGGCCTGGGGGATGCGTTCACCGCGGCCACGGGCCTCGACGCCCGCGACCCCAACAACGCGGCCGCCGCCATCGACTACGCGCTGAGCAATGTGGCGAAATCGGGCTGGGGGCCGTTCCACGGCGCCGCGCGGGTGGGCATTGGTCCCATGGATGGGATCGGTGGGCGACCGTCGAACCTGGCCCCCACGCCGTCCGACGCGCTGACCAATCCGCTGGGCAGTGGCCCGGCTGCGAGAACCTCGCAATTCGGGCTAGGGCTGAGCGCGCAGGCCGCGTACGCCGCGTGTGGCCCGGCCGCCGCCATCGCGTTCGCCAACACCTATGGCCGCTATCCCACACCCAACGAGGCGATGCAGCTCGCCAGCAGCGTGGGCTGGACCGCCGATTCGGGCATGGCCGGCGTGTCGTCTGAACAGCAGTTGCTCGGCAAGATGGGCATTCCCACCAAGCTCGAGAGCACCGTCGACTGGAACCACGTGGCCGCCGACGCGGCCAACGGAAACCCCGTCATTCTGGACACGCCAGGCCACTATTTCTACGTCAGCGGGGTCCGTCAGGGCCAGAACGGACTCGAGTTCAACGTCGGCACCAGTGGCACCGACTTGCGCCAGGGCAGCCAGTGGATGAGCGCGGCCCAGATCGGTGGCGTGGGCATGGGCGCCGTTCGCGCGGCACTGTACGCGGACAACCCCACCAGTGCCACGCCGAGCGTGGCCGCGCCCGCCCAGCCGCCCACACCTGGTCCTGCCCAGCAGGCATCCCAGTGGATGACCAAGGCCAACCTGGTGGCCGGCGTCACCCCTGACGAGACGATCTCTAACCCCTTCGGCGAGGCGCTCCGACAGGCGGGCGACATCGCTGGTGGCATTGGCCAGACCGTGGGGAACGCGGCCAGTAGCGTCGGCTCAGTCGTCCACACTGCGCTGGGTCCGCAGCCACTGACCGCCGCTCAGCAGCCTACACCGTCAGACAGTCTGACCAATCCCACCCTGTCCACCGTCGCGCCGGCTGATCGCAGCACACAGCCCTCAACGCCTGGCGCCACCGAGGGGCCAATCCCTCCAGGCATCCCCGTCGTGAGCGGCGCGGGCAACCTGGCTGCCAACGCCATCAACACGGTCGGCGATGCCGTCAAGGCCAACATTCAGAACGACCCCAGCCTGCCCGCGGTGGCCTTGCGGGCTCTGGCGGGTGGCGAGAGCTCCACCGCGATTCAGCGCGATCTGATGGCCAAATATGGCACCTGGATTCCCGACGATCGGTTCACCCCCGAGGACCGGGAGCGCGCCGGCAATCTGGTGATGCTCATCGGCGGCATGGAGCTGGGTGGTGGCAAAGAAGCCGTGGATGCCCTGGGCCAGAAGATCCAGCCGCTCGAGGAGCAGGCCGCCCAGATGGCGGGCCGCACCCTGGAGAGTGGCGCCGGTCTGTTGGGGCTGGGTCAGCCAGCGGGTGAACGCACGCTGTACCACGGCACGAGCGCAGACTACCCGTCGGTGCAGTCTGGGCAGCGGGCGCTCGAGGGCGAGAACTCGCTCGGTCCTGGTCACTATCTGGCAACTGACCCAGGCGTTGCCTCCGGGTATGCCGAACGGGCACAAAACCCGGAAAGTATCGAGGGGTTCCAGGGTCAGGGGGCGAATGTTCGCAAGGTCAACGTGCCAGCGGACATGCGGCTGTTCAATATCACCGACAACGGCCGCGATATGGCTCCCGCGGAGATCACGCGTATTGCCGACGTGCTTGAACAGCAGGGTGGCGCGCGTGCGTCGGAAGCCGTCAATGAGCTCCGCTACATGGCGGGTTTTGCCGATCCTGCGGCACAACTCGGTGGTGATGCCTCCCCGAACGCGGTCTTTGATGCGATGGCGTCGCGGGGGGTCGAGCCGCGAACGATCAGTTACCTATTGCGGCAACTTGGGTATGAAGGCATTGAGCACATCGACCTACTGGATGGGGCGCACAACGTGCTGGTCTTTCCGGAGGCGACCGGTCGTCTGCGGAATGCGGTCAGTGGCACGCAAGGCGGCCAGGCCCAGGCCCAGTTCGGGATCCACCTAGCCGGTGCCGCCGCAGGTGGCGCGGCGGGGAACGCGACCACGCCAGACAACGCCAGTCCACTTGAGCGGGCGGGGCGAATCGGTGCGGGTGCTCTCGCCGGCGCTGCGCTGGGCTACGGTGCGACGCGCCTGGGGCCGGCCGCGGGCGAGCGTGCTTTGCAAGCCTTCGAGGAACGTTTCCCGCCCAGCGTGGCGCACGCCGCCGAGCGCAGTGCCGGCGAGACTACCAACGCGCTCGACCACCTGGTCCCGCCAGGGGCGAAGGCATCGCCCGTCGAGCAAGTCCTCGACCGTGGGCTGATCGTTCCACGTGAGACTGGCCCGGTCCAGATCCTGGGACCACGGGGTGAAGTGCTCAGCACCGTGGCCCGACAGGGTCAGGACGTGGGCATCGTGCGGTCAGCCGGTGCCGGAGCCGAGGTCGCTGCTCCAACGGCGGCCACCGTGGCGCGCATGCCCAACATCGCCAAACTGGCGCCCGAGATGCCCGAGGTGGCGGCCTCCCTGCAGCGCGTCGCCGAAGAAAACCCGCAACTCATGGACGCGTACACCCAGGGCAAGATCACCCATCAGCAGCTCGTCGAAGACCTGGCCCCGAAACTGGGCATGACCGCCGCCGAGTTTCAAAAGTCGCCGATCGGCAAGGCGTACAACCCCCAGGAGTTGCTGACGCTGCGGGCGGCGGTCGTCCAGAAGCAGGTGCAGGCCGCGCGGATGGCCGCGGATATCGCCGCGAAAGGTGGCGTTGAGGCGCTGACGCCGACCCAGAAGGCCGAGTACATCGCCCAGATCGTGGATGCCGCACGCTTGCAGGCGGTCGGTCGTGGCGCCGCGGCGACGGCTGGGCGGACGCTGAACCAGCAGAAGATCGTCATCAACCAGGAGATGGCCCAGGCCATCACTGGCGGGAACGAGGCCCGCGCGGCCAAGGCGGCGGCTGATGCCGCGGAGGCGCGCCTGGCTCGAGCGCAGAAGCTGGCCGCGAACAACACGCAACTGGCCACCGAGAAGGCGAACGCGGTCAGAGCCGCACAACGGATCACCTCCGAGGCACGCGCCGCCCGGCCGGCCAGCACCCCGCAGACCAGCACGCTCCTGGACAAGATTGCGAAGGCGTATGACGACCTGGCCGCGTACCACGCCATGTCGATCGACGAGAAGGGCGCCGACCTGGCCACGCGGGACGCCCAGCGCGTAGCGGCGGCAGCCAAACGGGCCGAGGCCCTGAAGAACACCAGCGCGCCTCAGGAATTGCTGGATGCGCTGAACAACGAGCTCGCCGCCGAACGTGGCTATTTCAAGACGACGAAGGCGGCAGGCGACAGGACTGCCGCGGACGCCGCCAAGCGGCTCGAGGGGTTGAAGCAGGCCGGCGTGGACAAGCCCGGCGCGAGGAATGGCCCGGTAGCGTGGCTCGACGCGCAGGCCCAGAATGCTCGGCGGGACGCGAACCTGGCCAACCGGCGCAGCGCGGCAGCGTTCGACGCTCAGTCGCGGGTTGCCTCGCGCCAGACCGAGCAGGCAGGGCGGTTGCTCGAGAAGATGGGCGGCAAAGCCGTGACCGACGACGTGCTGAAACAGTTTGTCGCGGCTCAGCAGTCGGGCAATCCTCTGGCGGCGGCGAAGTTCCTGCAGAGCTTGCAGCACGTCAGTTGGTGGGACCGCATCAGCATGTTGCGCTACGCCAGCATGCTCAGCGCGACCACCACGCATCTGACGAATGCCCTGGGCAACACCATCCAGGGCGGCCTGGACGTGGGCCTGAAGCCGCTGGCGGTCGGCATCGACGCCGCACGCGCGGCGGTCACCGGTGGCCCGCGCACGCGCTACATGGGCGAGATCGCGCCCCAGTTACGGGGTATGGCGGAAGGGGCCGTGCAGGGACTCGGCGAGGCCCTGACGACATTGCGAACGGGGGTCAATCCCCAGAGCGCGGGAAAGCTCGAGAACGTGCGCGGCGGCTTTCAATCGGGCAGCAGCAAGCTCGACGCGGCGGTGGAGATGCCCCTGCGGGCGCTCGAGGCGTCGGACCTGGTCTTCAGGGGCGCCGCGCGTGGTGGCGCGACCAGGGCGATCGTGGCGCGGCGTGCGATTCAGGAGGGCTACACGGGCCAGGCCCTGCGGGCGCGCATGGACGAGATCATGCAGAACCTGCCCGAGTATCCGGCCATCATGGCCGAGGCGGACAAGACCGCCGCCCACTCGGTGCTGCAGGAGCCGAATGCCCTGGCGTCAGCGTTCTCGTCTATCGGTCGCGGGCCTGGGCCGAAAAATATGGCGGCTCGCATCATCCGCGAACTGGTGGTGCCCTTCACGAAGACGCCCGCGAATATCCTGGCCCAGGGTCTGGAGCTGTCGCCGGCGGGGGCGATCGACCTGTTGCAGCACATCAGGGCCGGTGATACGGGCGCAGCGGCCGACTCGGGCGCGCGGGTGCTGTTCGGCTCGAGCGTGATAGCCGGCACCGCGGCACTGGCGGCGCATGGCCTGGTCACCGGCGGGTATCCGGCCGATCCGAAAGAACGCGACACGCTGCCGACCGGCTGGCAGCCCTGGAGTCTCAAGATCCCCGATGGTCAGGGCAACTTCACCTATATCGACCTGAGCAAACTTGGCCCGCTTTCTATCCCGCTGGCCATCGGCGCGGTTGTTGGTCAGTCGCAGCAGGAAGGCTCGGTGTCGGACCCCACCCGATTGGCCGTGTCCCTCGGGAAATTCATGACGGATCAGACGTTCCTGCAGGGGCTCAACGCGGTGATGAACGCGGTACAGGATCCCAAGCGGTACAGCGAGAACGTCACCGAGCAACTGGCCACGTCGTTCGTGCCCTACGCTTCGTTCGCTCGTCAGATGACCCGAGCTCTGGGCCAGGCCGACCGGAACCCGAAGGGCGCGATTCAGGCGATCGAGGCGCTCATCCCAGGCGTGGCCGAGAACGTGCCGCGACGGCAGAACGCGCTGGGCCAGGACATCCAGAGCGACCAGACCGGGGCGGGCGCGTTCATCTCGCCCCTGAAGTACAGCAGTTCGCAGCCCGAGCCGATCCTGAACGCGTTTCGGGACGTGGGTATGGGTATCCCCAGCGCACCGACCGAGATCCGCGTCAAGAATCCGCTGACCAATAGCCTCAGTCCGCCGATGACGTTGACCGAAGCCGAAAAGAACACCTACCAGCAGAAATTCGGTGAGTTGTTGCAACAGCGACTCAACGCCCAGGTGAGCGATCCGAACTGGCAGCGGCGCACGCCAGAGGCCCGCAAGAAGGTGCTCGAGGTGCAGACGCAGGCGGCGCGTGATTACGCTGAGGCTCAGGTGTACGCGGCAATGGCGCCGACGGATCGTCAGGCCAGGATGGCTGAGGGCCGTATCAGACTGCTGACGCCACCGAAGGCGTTGCCTGCGGCGTAGCGATCAGTTTCTCGTCGCCGAGCAGTGCCGCGAACTCCGCAGCTTTGCGCGCGTGCTCAGCGTGTTCATTGGCGGTCTGCTGTAGCTGCTCTGCGGAAAACCACTCCTTGGCCGCAGGGACGTCCACCCCGTATGTGGGGATTATCATCCCGCCGGTGGAGACGTGGTTGACGTGTGGCCAGGGGCGATGCGCCCAGCACGACATGCCCAACCAGAGCACAGCAGAGAGTGCTGACAGGACGATACCGAGACGGACCAGACCGTCGATTGGCCCGTAATACGGCACCTGCATCAGGCTGACGAACAGCCATCCAATCAGGGCGATGCCGATACCGGTCCCGACGACCCTCACCAGGAATTCAATGAGTAGCCATCGGCGGTTCATGGTGAGCGTGGTTATACGCCGCGCTCCGAAAAAGGGAGGTGTGTTTCGTTCTCGCGTCGGGTTACGAAACGGTTAAGAGTGTGCGGTATGCTATCGGGTACCCCAGCCGCTGACGCAAGTTAGCCAGCGAGGCCCCGACCGTCAGGTCTGGGCCTTTTTTTGTCTCACTCGCTTCGGTGTCTCAGGGATCAAGCATGGCCGAAGGTCCAGCCCCAAGCGCACCCCCGGCACCAGCCCCGACTGAATCGGCCCCGTCTCCATTGACGGGACCGATTACGTCGATGGCTGATCTCGACGTGCGCATGGCCGAGATCAAGGCCAGCTCAACCGCACCTGTGCAAGGCGCGGACCACGCACCACCGCCGCAAGGCCGACCCGCCGACCCCGTGCAGGGTGACGCGCCGGAAGCCGACGACGGACCTCCCGATCCCACCGATACCGCCGATCGTCCTAAACCTGGCGGACGGTTCGAGCGTATCCGCGCCCAACTGTCGCAGGCCGAAGAAAAGGCGCGCCAGCTCGAGGGCCACGTGCAGCAGCGTGAGGCGGAGCGTGCCCACGCCCTGCGGCAGTTCGTCGACCTGGTGCTGCCCGACGCGCACCTCGAGCAACTCAGGCTGCAGGCCGAGGCCGGCGACTGGGAAGCCAAGCAGCGGGTCGATCTTGCGCGCCAGTGGCGCCGCATGGTGGCGCCGATTGCCGATCTGGCCGAACGGGCGCACCAGCAGCAATTTAATCAAGACCTGGCATCACTCCGCACCCTCGACGGCATGGACGCCGACAGTCACCAGCACTTGCTGAACGCCCAGACGCCAGGCGAAAAACTCAAGTTGATGCACCAGATTGCCTACAAGGCGGCGACGGCGGAACACCGCGAACGGATTGCCGCGCTCGAGGCCGAGGTGCAATCTCTGAAAACCAACAGGGCCGCGAACGGCCAGCAACCGGCGAGTGGCGGGGGGCGTTCCGTGAACGGCTCCGGCGTGCTGGCGGGGTGGCTGGGCAGTGACGGCCTGCCGACCGAGGAAGCCATCAGCCGCGCCCGACAGGGCGGGTTCCGCGACCTCGCCACCCACTGAAAGATTGTCGTAAATGGCTACATCCACCTACGGAACGCTTACCGCTGAGCAACGAACCTTCTACGTTGGGGTGCTCATCAAACGGCTATTGCCGTACCTGCCCCTGATTGGCGACGGCCAGAAAGTCACCATCCCCAAGCACATGGGCCTGGTGGCCAACTTCCGCAAGTACGGCGTGCTGTCGCTGGCGACCACGCCACTGTCTGAGGGTGTCACGCCCGCGGGCAACTCGCAGGTGGTGACCGCGGTCACGGCCACCGCTGCGCAGTACGGGGATTTTCTCACGGTCAGCGACGTCCTCGAGACGGCGGGCATCGACGACAGCGTCGTCCA